CATGCGCGTGGGTGGAGCAGGACAGTCCATCACGGAGCTGCGCCGGCAGGAGCGCGTCATGCAGGTGACCATCTGGGCCGATACGCCCGCGCACCGGGATCTGGTGTCGCAGGTGGTGGATCTGGGGTTTGCCGGGATCGAGCGCCTGACCATGACGGACGGCTTAAGCGCCCGGGTGATCTACCGCGGCACCCACAAGAACGACATGGTGCAGAAGGCCAACCTGTTCAAGCGCGACCTGATGTACGCCGTGGAATATGCCACCACGCAGGTGGTGACCTCCACAGAGGTGATTGCCGAGCAGGTCAACGCCACTGCCCAGGACGTGACCCAGGCAAACCTCACCAATCTGACAACGACTTACGTTTAAGGGGATTCAAGATGGCCAAAGCACCCAAACAGACCGGCATTGAGCTGGTGGTGGTCAGCGCGTTTCCGGGCTATGCCCGCGGCGACGTCATCACTGACCCCGAAAAGATCACGGAGATCCTGGCCAGCGGCTGGGAGCTTCATGTTGTGAAACGGCAGGCAGAACCGGCCGCCAGCTAAATCCCTCTTTAACCCACCACAGAAGGCCGCCCTCCCGCGGCCTTTTTGCTTTCTGGAGGTCTTGCCATGCCAGTAGTCCAACAGGGCAGCATCAACACTGCCGCATTGCTTATCCCGGACGTTTACGTCCAGATCCAGCAGCCGCCCCTCGTCATCAACGGGCTGCCCACCAACCTGCTGGGGATCGTAGGGACCGCTACCTGGGGCCCGACGAATTCCCCCGTGACGCTGGGCGATCTGCGCGGCGCTGTGCAGGCCTTCGGCGCGCCCCAGAACCGCAAATATGACCTGGTGACCGGCCTTTGGGCCGCCGCCTTGCAGGGTGCCAACCAGTTTGCCGCGGTCCGCGTGACCGACGGCACGGACATTGCCGCCAGCATCGCCGTCAAGGACATCACGACCCCCACGGCTGCCACCGGCATGACCGTGACCGGCAAGTACACCGGCTCCCTGGGCAACAGCATCCAGGTGACCGTGAGCGCCGGCAGTGCGGCCAACACCAACAAGATCACCGTGGCGCTGCCTGGCTATGTGCCGGAAGTGTTCGACAACATCGCGGGCACCGGCGCTACCTTCTGGACCAACGCCGTCAGCGCCATCAACAATGGCCTGACCCCGCAGCGTGGCGCTTCCAACCTGGTGGTGGCTGCCATCGGCGCGTCCACCGCGGCACCTGCGCTGGCCACGTACACCCTCACGGCGGGCACCGACGGCGCGACCACTATCACCGGCACCGTTCTGGTCGGCCAGGACACCACCCCGCGCAAGGGCATGTACGCCCTGCGCAATACGGGATGTTCCGTGGGGATGCTCACCGACTGCGACGACAGCACCACCTGGGCTGCCCAAGTGGCGTTTGCCCTGTCGGAAGGCGTCTACATGATCGTCACCGGTCCCGCCGGCGACACGATTTCCAACGCGGCCACCACCAAGGGCACGGTAGGCATCGACAGCTACGGCTGCAAGGTGATGTTCGGCGACTGGGTGTACTTCAACGACAGCATCAACGGCCTGACCCGGATGATTTCGCCCCAGGGCTTCGTTGCCGGGAAGATTTCGGCCCTCTCGCCTCAGAATTCCTCGCTGAACAAGCAGCTGTACGGCATCGTCGGCACCCAGAAGAGCTCCAACAGCCAGGTGTACTCGAGTGCCGACCTGCAGGCGCTGGCGCTGGCGGGGATCGACGTCATCACCAACCCCATCCCGGCGGGCCAGAAGTTCGGCGCACGCTTCGGGCACAACAGCTCGTCCAATTTCGCCATCCATGGCGACAATTACACCCGGATGACCAACTTCCTGGCGTACACCCTGGACGCTGCCATGGGCCTGTTCATCGGCAAGCTGCAGTCCGCGCAGCCCAACGACACGACCCGCAACAACGTGAAGGCCACCATCGACAACTTCCTGCAGACGCTGGTTTCTCAGGGAATGATCGACAGCTTCCAGACCCAGTGCGACCTCACCAACAACACGCCCACCCGAATTGCCGCCGGCTACCTGCAGGTGGACGTCAAGGTGCGCTACCTGTCGGTGGTCGAGGACCTGGTGGTGAACCTGGAAGGCGGCCAGTCCGTGGTCATCAACCGCGTGAACACCGCGCCGGCCAGCTAATCGGCTGTTTTTTCTCATTTTTCTGAATTCGGAGGCTAGACATGCCAATCAACGGATTTTCGGTCGGGCGCGACGTCACGCTGAACGTCATCACCCCCAACGGGCCGCTCAACGTGGCCCTCGTCACGAAGTTCACTTCCAAACCGCTTATCGTTGACCAGAAGATCAAGGGTCTGGACGGTATCACCCGCCATGTGCGCTTTCCCGACGGCTGGGAAGGCTCGTTCGAGGCGGACCGCCTGGACAGCACCCTGGACGATTACTGGGCCAATCTGGAGGCGAACTACTACGCCGGGATCTCGGAGCTGCCCTGCACGATCACCGAGACCATCACGGAAGTGTCGGGCGCCATCACGCAGTACCGTTTCGTGGGCGTTTTCCTGAAGCTGGAAGATGCCGGCGACTGGGAGGGCGACAAGACAGTGAAGCAGAAGCTGTCCTTCGTGGCCCAGTCGCGCCTGAAGGTGATGTGATATGACGAAAGTCACCTTGAATGAGGGCGCCCAGGCACCTGCGGCAGCCGATGACGACGTTGTTACGGACTCCAGGGGCCGCAGGCTCAAGATCAAACGCCCGGACATTCTTCAGGAATCGCGTCTCGTGAAGACCATGGGCGAGGCCTCCACCAATCAGGCCTACATGACCGGTTATGTGCTTCCAGCCGCAATGGTCGTGGAGATCGATGGCGAAGCGGTCCAGTTCCCCAACTCCCAGCGCGAAGTCGATGCCTCCATCACGCGCCTGGGCAGAGAGGGTATCGAAGCCGTCCTGAATCACTTCATTTCTCGAGTCGGCGATGGCGATGACGCCATCAAGGACGCCGCAAAAAACTAGGTCGGAACCCCGCTTTCAGGTCGGCCTGCTGGCTGCTTAAAAACGGGGTTCCGTTCGCACAAGCCTTTGGTACTGGTGACAGGCCTGTTGAGCTGGATGATTCGGAGCGATGGGCGATGTCGGTGATCTTTTCCGAGTTTGAAGGGGTCAAGTACAACTGGGGCACCATGCAATTCGAGGATTAGAAATGAAGGAGTTCAACAGCCTTGCCGCCTTCGCTTCACACCTCCTTGAGGCGCAGGTTGGGACCGTCGTGGCTCTCCATGAAGGGCTGAAATCAATCGCCGTTCATGTGGAAAAAGACGCCAAGGACATGATCGGCTTCTACCAGGCTGAAACAGGGCCTTTCCCCGCCTGGGAACCGCTGGCCCAGTCCACCGAAGACGAAAAGGCGAGGCTCGGGTATCCATCAGATGCGCCGCTCCTGCGCACCGGCGACCTTAAAGACTCCATCACCCATGAGATTGACGGCCTTGAGGCTGTGATCGGCTCGCAATCCGACATTGCTGAATACCAGGAATTCGGGACGAACACGATCCCGCCGCGGCCTTTCATTGGCCCGGCTGCCTTTATAAACAAGGGAAGAATCGAGCGGATTGTCGGCGAATCAGTTGTGGCTGGGATTACCGGCGGCCAGAAGATCCACGAATCGTTGGGCTATGACTTCAATACCCAAGAAGTGAAGTGATGAAGGCCCACAGAACAATGACCATCGCAATGAGGACCATCGAGAAAACGATGATCCAGAAGATGAAGAACAGCGAGAAGAAAAACCTCGTCATGGGCCTGAATTCGTAGCGCCAGAAAGGCAACTTGCTGCGCACGATCGAGACGTTGGGATACTGAATCCAGGACACCCGATCCGCAAGCCACTCCTGCACCCGTTGAGCCAACGAGAGATTATTCATGTCTTTTGAAACCTACAAAGTCGCCGTCCGCATCTCCCTGATCAGCAACGTCGCTGCTGGTCTGATGGGAATGTCGCGGCAGTTTGGCAAGGTTCATGGCGACGCGGAAAAGCTGAACAGGCAGCTGGACAAGATCAAGCTGACGATGCTCCAGGGCGGGGCATTGTTCGGTGTCGGCGCTTTTGGGCTCAACCTCATCAGCAAAACCATCGCTCCTGCAAAGGAATACACGCACCAGCTTGCCCTGATGAACACTGTGGGCATGCAGCATCTGGAAATCGTTAAGGCAACGAACGCGGCCTGGGAGGCCACGAAAGTCGCCCCGACGTCCAGTGTAGCAGAAAATCTGGCGGCGGTTCGTGAGCTCCGGATGGTGTTTGGGGACACCCAGCACGCCATCGACAACATGCCCACCATTCAGAAGCTGCAGGCAATCCTCAAGGACGTCAAAGGCGGCAGCGCGCGCGACGAGGCCTATGAGATTGCCAAAGCCCTGGAACTCAAGGGGGCAACCCGGAAACTGACGGGCGATGTTGAGTCTGACGTCGAGATCGACAAGGCGATCAAGGCGTCGCACATGCCGCTGAATGCCTTTATCCATCAGTCAGACATGATGACAAAGGCCATTGTGGCCAGTGGCGGTAAGGTCGGCGCTACCGACTTCCTGGGCACGTTCAAGTACGGGCGTGCCGCAACTGCCGGATGGTCTGATGCGTTTGCTTACACGATCCTGCCCACGCTGATTCAGGAAATGAAGTCGGCAGGCGGCTCGTCTGGCGGAATGGGTGGCCCTGGCAATGCGTTGATGTCCGCCTATGCGGCAGTCGTCGGCGGCACGGTGCCACAGAAAGCCCTGAAGGTGTGGGATCAGCTTCACATGCTCGACACGTCCAAGGTGGTATGGGACAAGGTTGGGAGCGCCAAAGGACTGGCGCCCGGCGGCATCAAGGGCAGCGAAGTGTTCCAGGCAAACCCCTACGAGTGGGTGCAGCAGTACCTTGTCCCGGCCCTTCAGAAGGCCGGATATTTGACCGAGGCCCAGCAAAAGCAGGCCATTCAGTACCTTTTCCCGAACCGCACCGCCGGCTTCGTGATGTCCCAGTTCGTGACGCAGGCCTGGAAGTTCGAGCGAGATAAAAAGCTCATCAGCCAGGCGATGGGGCTGTCTTCCTACGAGCAGCTGTTAAAAACAGACCCGGAACTCGCCGAACAGGCCCTCCACAAGCAATGGAACACCCTCATGGGGATCCTCGGCTTCCAGATCATGCCCGTCTTGATAAGCACCACCCTGAAACTGATCAGCGTCCTGCGCTCCATTTCCGGGTTTTTCCGCGAGCATTCGATCCTGGCAAAGACCTTGGTGATCGGCTTCGGCGCGCTGAGTGCCGCCATGGCATTCGGGGGAACCGTCATCCTGCTCAAAGGGGCGTTTGAAGGCCTCTCCCTGATGATGGGAACCTTTGGCGTCCTGACGAAAGTCAGCGGCTTGACGGCAGCGATAGGGGCTCTCATGAGCCCCATCGGCTTGGCCATTGCTGCACTGGGCACCCTTGCGCTGACGCTCTACGCCTTCCGGGATATTTCCCAGTCGGAAGTGGATGCCGTCAAGACCGACGGCGGCGCGAAACTGACGTCAGACGCTCTTCGGCGCTCGCAAGACATGGGGTGGCATCCGCCGACCGTGGGGAACCCAAACATTCCAGAACCCCGTGCTGGAAAGAGCAATCAGCTGATCCAGCTGGCCAACAGGATCGTGATGCCTGATGGACGCGTGCTGGCCGACGTGGTCACCGAACACCAGTCCCGCGAAGCCAGCCGGCCTTATGCCGGCGCCAGCGGCTTTGATCCGTCCATGGGCCTGGCACCCGTCGGCTTGAGTTACGCGCCATGACCGCTGCCATTCCGAAAATCGTCCTCCAGCTGGGGGACGTGGTTTTCGCTGACGCTGAAATCCCGGCAAAGATCACCTTCGGGGGTCGCCAGGCGCTCTCTGTCCACGAACTCGTGGGCGGCGTGCGTGTTGCGGACGCCATGGGCCGTCAGGACGCGCCGCTGGAATGGGCCGGATACCTGCAGGGGCAAAGCGCCGTTACGCGTGCCAAGGCGCTGGACGCGCTGCGTGTGTCAGGCACGCCCATCATGCTCACCTGGTCGGAATTCCGCTTCTGGGTGGTGGTGGAGACCTTCCTGGCCGACTTTGAGTACGTGTCCCTGCTTCCTTACCGGATCGCGTGCACAGTCCTGATCGATTACAGCGGGCAGACCACCAACGGCGCCCAGGACAGCGTGGACACGCTGGTGCAGAACGACATGGCCACGGCCAACACCCTGTCCAACCAGGTCAACGACGGCCATCTCACGGGGCTGATGGGAACGCTCAACAGTGCCATCACCAGCGTGTCGAGCTTTGCCACGGCGACGCAGAGCACCATCAACGGGGTGCTGCAGCCCATCGCAGCCGTACAGGCCCGCGTGGCCATCCTGCAGGCCTCCGTGGGCAACACGATCCAGAACGTGACGACGCTGGGCGGCATCCTGCCGGGCAATCCGATCTCCACGCAGGCAGCCAGGCTGACCACGCAGCTCTCCGCCATGCAGCAAAGCACGTCGCTGGTGAACCTGCAGTACGCCCTGGGTCGTGTCAGCACCAACCTGACCACGATCAACAGCGGCACGTCCTCGGTGACCACTGCCGGGGGCAACCTGATGACCATTGCAGCTGCCAAGTACGGCGACCCGACGGCGTGGACGGGCCTTGCGCGCGCGAACAACCTGACGGATCCCAAACTTTCAGGGATCACCACCGTCGCAGTGCCTGCCAACCCCGACTTGTCCGGTGGCGTGCTGAATGGCTGACAGTCTGAACACTCTGCCGGTCCAGTCTGAGGGACGGCAACCGCGGGGCATCGTGAAGGTCAATGGCCAGGTGATCCCGGGCTGGATCGACTTCGAGGTGGACAGCAACACGTTCTACCGGGCCGACACCTTCCGCACGCGCATTTCACTGGGCGCGCCCGGGATGCCCTATGCGGCCTCGGACTTCGGTGACGTGCCGGCGCTCACGCCGGTGGAGATTTATGCGGGCTTCCCGATCAACCCAGACCAGTTCGACACCAGCAACCTGAACCAGCTCATCTACGGCTACGTGGACGAAATGGAAGTGGAC